ATGGCAGCGCTCAAGCGTAGCGGCAGTGAAAAAGACGCGATCGGCTATCTCATGGAGATCCTCTGAAATCAAACACATGCCCGCTGAGGCGGGCTCATCCTTGATGGAGAACTCTTCATGGCGATTATCTCAGGGACCGCGACTACCTTTGCGGGTAGTCCCGGAATGCAAGGACTTAGGGAAGACCTTAGCGACATGATTTACAATTTGTCGCCGAGCGATACGCCGTTCACTAGCAATGTAGGAAGGGGTACAGCAGACGCCGTCTACCATTAACCAACATTTGTGGTAGTAAAATCTGGCTATATGGCTGGAATAGCCCGAAGATGTGTGCCCCGTAGTGGAAAAGACGCACATCATGGGCCAATCAGCAGGTAAGAGTTTCGCTTATATCCTCGGTGTCTATCTTGGCGATGGCTGCGTCAATGCGCGCGGTTACTATTATCAGAACACCATCGACCAGGATTTTGCTGAGGCGGTAAAGCAGGCATTCGATACAATTGCTGCCCGTCCAGCCCGCATCACTTACATGGAAAAGCCCGCTAAGGGGCGCAATTGCAGTCCGCAGTGGACGGTGTTGTGTTCCGACCGTCAACTATTGCAACGGCTCGTCGCCGATACCGGCGGCAAGGCGAGCATTCCCGAGTACGTGTTTGGCTGGGATCGTGAGTTACGGCAGCAGTTCGTGATCGGACTGATGGACAGCGAGGGGTTCGTCGCGGCCAATCACCGCCATCGCGGTTATGACTGGCAGGCGACTAATCGCTCGTTCTACATGGGCTATAAGTCCTGCGACCCGTGGGTGCCGGAGCTGATCCGGGTGATGGAAAGCATCGGACTGAGGCTCGGCAAGGTTGGGCATGAGGCCAACAAGCTGGGGCGTAAGCCGTCAATGCGATTTCACGTGAAAATGCAGTCGTGGATCGACAGCGGATGTCGCTTCAACATCGCCCGCAAGCAGGCTCGCGTCGATGAGTGGGGATCAGTTGGTCCTTACGAGCGGCGCGCGTTGCACCCAAGAAAGCGAAGACTAACCTCAGAGACTAATACGCCAGACGCCGCCTCTCCGGCGGCGATGATAGAGTCCGCTCCCTGACCGAGAGGCAGGGAGGCCGGCAGAAATGACCGGCCCACGGCGCAAGCCGTAGTAACAACAGAGAATGGCAAACCGACAGTCTCGCCGCCCCGAATACTGCTAACGCGCAGTTCCAGGGCGACGACATCGCGACGTTTACTGCCGCGAGTGTCACGACTAGGCTGGGCAACAGAACCCAGATTTCCAGAAAAGAAGTCATTATCTCGGCGACGCTGGACGCGGTGAACAAAGCCGGCCGGCGCACCGAACTGGCCTACCAGCTCACCAAGCGTGCCAAGGAGCTGAAGATCGACATCGAAGCGATCATGCTCTCGAACCAGGCTAAGGTAGTTGGTGCGGCGGCGACGGCGCCGAAGGCTGCCAGCGTCTTGTCCTGGATCAAAACCAACGTCAGCCACGTCGGCACCAATCCTACCGGAGACGGGACCGACGCACGGGTAGACGGCACGCCGCGGGCCTTTACCGAGGCGATGCTCAAAACCGTGATGGCCGGCGTCTACACCAACTCCAGCGAAGATCTCGACGTGCTGATGGTGGGCGCCAGCAACAAGGCGGTGGCATCAGGTTTTTCCGGCGGTGCGCAGAAGACCTATGACGTGTCGGACCGCAAGCTGGTCACCACGATCGACGTGTATGTCGGCGACTTCAGTACGGTGCGGATCATCCCCAACCGCTTTATGCGGGTGCGGGATGCGCTGTTGTTGAACTGGAGCCTCTGGTCGGTCGACTGGCTGCGGCCGATCCGGCAAGAGGAGTTGGCCAAGACGGGCGACGCCGAGAAGCGGATGCTCGTGGGTGAGTGGACATTGCGGGCCAACAACGAGGCAGGTAATGGTCTCGTAGCTGACCTCACGGCGCCGTAGTTCGGAACAGGAACAGCCCTTCTCTAGAAAGAGAGGGGCTGTTTTCTTTCTGGGGATAAGAGAACAATGACCGAATACCTCTTAAACCGCGATCTCCAGACCGGCATCTATGAGACCTTCGAGTTCGACGAAGCCACTGGCGATATCACGATCCGCCGCTGGGCCGACGTGCAGCCGGTGCTGGATGCCAACAAATCCTTCCACCTGGAGAGCGACGGCAAGGGCAAGACGGCCTGGCTGGCGGCGCGCATCCCGGACAACATCGCGCAGGATTGGCTTGTCCGCTTCGGCATCAACGCCTGGAAGGGCGAGCACTGGCCGGCGGTGAAGAAGCTATTGCAAGACCCGGAGTGGAAACACCTGAGACCAACCAGTTTTAAGCTGTAGGGAACATGGCTCTCGATACTTACGCCGGTGAGATGTTATCTGCTCAAGGTGGCGTCTGCGCTATTTGTCGAAACGCATCCGGCCAAACCCTTCATGTCGATCACGACCATAAGACAGGATATGCCCGTGGGCTTTTGTGCAGAGATTGCAATCGTGGAATAGGATGCTTGAAAGATGATGCGGCAGTATTGCAGTCCGCTGCGGAGTACCTAAAGAAATGGCTTTAGGGACGTACCAAGATTTAATTTCTAGCGTCTTAGGCTGGCTGGCCCGGCCGGGCGACCCGCTGGTAGCGCCTGCCATCCCGGACATGATCACTCTGTTCGAGGCCGAGGCCAACCGGCGTCTCAGAGTGATCGACGCCGAGCGGGTGGCTTTGGATCTGCCGGTCGCGGCTGGCAGCAATCTGATGTTGCCTAACGATTGCTGGGCGGTGCGGCGAGTGTGGTGGAGTGGTCAGCCGAATGCGTTGGAGTATTTGGAGCCGGGAGGTGCGGTATTCGGCACTAGCGGCATACCGCGCTATTACACGCTGTTTGCATTGAACACAGGTGGCGACGTCGGGCAAAGCGGTATGTGGGGTGGGTTTGTGCTGGCGTTTGGGCCATCGCCCAACCAGGATGGGTTAGTCGAACTGGTTTATCAGGTTGGCGTGCCACCGCTTTCGGAGAGCCGGCCAACCAATTGGCTTTTAGGCGACCACGCCGACGCTTACTTGTTCGGGACCCTGGCCGAGGCTGAGCTTTACATCGGCCACGACGAGCGGGCGCCTTTATGGTTGCAACGGCGGGATGCCGCGTTTCAATCGATCGAGAATTACGACCGCAAGACCCGCTGGGCCGGCCCCATGCAGATCCGGGCGCACGGTATCCAGACCAGCGCGGGTGGTGGTACCGCCAGCGGCGGGGCGGCGCCGGCCCCGGTGCCGTTACCGGTTGCCGAGGCGGCGGTACGGATGGTCAATCCGTTCTCGGGCGCCCTGGTGGTGATGTTGGCTGGCGAGCGGGCTTTGTATGTCGCAGGCGGCCCCCGCGCCGCCCTGACGATTTGGCTACCGCCGGCGGAGCCGGACATGTTGGTGGAGATCAGTTTTGCCAACCCCGTGACGGCGCTGACGATAGCCGATGCCGGCGCCGCGCCCTTATCGCCCCCCGAGAATGCTTACGGTCCAGGCGCCGGGCTCCAGTTCCGCTATCTGGAAAGCGGTTGGGTGTATTGGAAATAACCAGATGACCATCGCGCCGTGGCCTGAGTGGTTGCCGGATCAGCCGGATTTCGGCAACACCGGCAGCCCGGTCATCAAAAACTGCGTGCCGCTGACCCAGAAATCCTACGGCCCGATGCCGACCGCGGTGCCGTGGAGCGACAACACCCTGGACGAGGTCTGCCAGGGTTCCTATAGCATCCGGGCGCCGGACGGGCAGGTCTACATTTTTGCCGGCGACCGGCAAAAGCTCTACCAGGTATTGCCGACCACCAAAAACCTGGCGGATGCCAGCCGCACCGTCGGCGGGGCTTATGCCACGCCGCCTGTTCTCCTCACTGGCGGCCACTGGTCGATGACCAGCTTTGGCGACCACATCATCGCGACCAACGGGGTGGACCCGATCCAGAGCCTCGCTTTGGGAGATGCTAACTTCGCCGATCTGCAGCCGGGTGACCCGCTGGCCGACCCGGTCGTCGCGCCTGCGCCAGTCGCCAAATACGTCGCGGTGGTGAAAGACTTCCTGATGGTCGGCAACACGGTCGATGATGTCGATGGTCCGCGGCCTTACCGGGTGTGGTGGTCGAGCATCAACGACCCGACTTATTGGCCAGTCCCGGGAAGCATAGAAGCACAACAGGTCATGAGTGATTACCAAGACCTGGTCCAGACTGATCTAGGTAACGTCACTCAGTTAGTCTCCGGCTTTGCCCCGGGAAGCGATGTTGTTATCTTTTGCACTGGTGGAATTTACACCGCTTCCTTTACCGGACCGCCGCTCATTTTCCAGTTTAGAATTGCTCAGGGTGCCAGCGGCACGATGGCGCCGCGTTCGGTGGTGGTGGATCACGCGCGCGACCAGAGCGGCGCCGTCCGGCCGGTTTGTTACTATCTCAGCTCGGACGGGTTTGCCGCCTTTGACGGTAGTGCTTCTTACCCGGTCGGCGCCCAGAAATGGGACGCCTTGTTCTGGCGCGAGCTGGACGACCAATACCTGACTTACGTTCAGGGTATCCGCGACCCGCGCTCCCGCAGCGTCATCTGGGCCTATCCAACGGTCGGTTCAAACGGGCTTCTGAGCCGTCTTTTTGTCTACAACTGGGAGCTTTCCCGCGCCTCCTACATCGACCTCGATCCGCC